GATATACTGGAAATCCTTCTTCGCAGAAGCATCCATCGTTCTTGCGCCCCAAACGATGACCGGACTCGTCTTCGTGAACTTCCGAATGACGTTCACCTGGGCGTCGTTCATCAACCCGTGCTCGGTGTTCGTGTAGGCGTCTACGACATCGAGAGCCGACCGGATGGTTCCGTAGTCACCTTCGCCCGCGGGTGCCTGCCATGGACCCCCATTGGAAGAGAGATTGTCAACCCTAGAGCGGAGACCCATGACGGCTCCGATTCCTCGAATCGACCTCTTCGGAGAAGTTCCCAACCCCACGGGATTGTTCACCTTGATTCCACCTGCGTACAGGCAGCCGTAGGACGAGTTCACTCCGAGAGTCGTCTCTCTGAAGGCAACCGTCTGAGCCGCGGTGTACCCGGCTGGGGTATACCCAATATATTCGAACCAGATTCTTGACTTCGCGTAATTTGTGGCTGCGTGAATCACACCCGCGGAGTTGTTGCCGGGCGTGCCGAATGGAAGCATATCGTTCACTTCGTCCAGTGCGTAAATACCCGTTTTCCCTGTGGAAGACCCGATCCAGTCAACATCGGTCATTCCAGTTGTTTCATCGGTTCCACTGGAGAGAGCTGTCGATACGATAGTGGCCGGAAGGTCGGCTCCGTCTCCACAAGCGGCATCCAAGTCTGTCACGTAGACATACGCGGAACCTGTTATCTCATCGTTGATAACGGCCTCTACGTAGTTATCCATCGTGTCATACATCGAGAGACCTGGCCACGACTCTACGAGTTTGTTATCCAGATAAACATCCATATCAAATTCACAGGATTCAACCGTTGTAGTAGCCACCAAGTAGCCATACACGAGTTGACCTGTTAAATTAGCCACGAATGTCGCGCTCCCAAGAGAAATTGTCGTGATTACTTCTTCGACAATTTTGTATTCCGTATTCGTTCCGTCTGTAATCTTCAAAACGGAACCCGGATTCAATCCCTTTGGACTCGCCAAATGAATATGGTCATCACTTGGAGTAACCGCAAAGGTAATGTCGAAGGAAGCCCCAACCGAAGGATGAAATGGATTCTGGGTTAAGGTAGCACTTAGACGATTGCCGTATACTCCGGGGTTCAATGTTCCACGATACCCCGATTGAATCTTGAGAGTGTTGAACGTGGCTCCTGCCGCTGTTCCTGTGACTGTTTCCACCGTAAGTCCTAGCGGAGTAAGACCTGTTCCTCCGAACAGAATTTTTGAAGCGGTACCTGTTGTCGTGGAATAAATCGTCAAAGAACCGTCATCGTTGATCGTGACCGCTCCATAGGTAGAAACCTGAGCCTCAATCAAGCCATGAAGTTCCAGAGCCGTCAGCTCATTGATGTCCTGGATATAGGTAGCCCCGATAGTCGTTCCTGTTCCAGCGACTGGAGAAGCCCAAGTCAGAGCACAGGTACCACCCGCAACGATGGCAACCGCACTCTTGGCACCCTTCATATCAGAGACGATTTTAATCTGGGCTGTAGCAGCTTCCGCGTGCGCGCCGATGATCTTCGAGTTAATGTCGTCGATTAAATCCGCCGCTGTCGTGTAGGCCCCGAGAGTGATCGTCTGATAGGTCGCGGCGCCATTCAAACGAACACGAAGAGTCAACCCGACCTGACTCGCCACTGGATAGGTCGTGGTATCAGTTACCGAACCTGAAGTTCCGTCGATATTTACGGTATAGGGACCGTGCGACGTGTCGATGGTCAAAATTACCGTCAACCCGGACACGCCCATATCGAAAGGTCCGATCCCCGTAATCTTTGAAGCCGCCGTAGCGGCAACACCCTCGGTTATGAACGTGTGATTCGCAGCAACCCCGGTGAATGAGGTCTTGTCATCGACGTTGCTGTAGTTCACCTGCCGGATGGTGATGAGCTCGAAGCCGTCTTCCGCGAAGAAGGCCTCGGCCTCGTAGGCCATGTCAGAACGAGTCTCGTACCCACCGAAGATTTTCTTCCATGCGTCGAACGACCTCGTTCTAGTAGGAACTCCAACCGGACCTTTTTCGGTTACGCCAATGAGACACCCGTACCCCAACGCTGTTGCCTTAATCGGCCCTTCTTGTGAGGAAGATTCTACAGCGTAGACATCTGGAAACGTGTACCGCGTCATCGTTTCTCACTCCTTAGTGCATCTCGACACTTGTTGTTCAATCCCTGTAATTTCCGCTTGACCTTATTCATCAGTGTCATCTCGAAAGTGTCCTTAGCCCTCAGATTTTTGTAACTGTCGTTTCGTCAAACTCAAAAGTCACGTCCACCTTAGAAATACCGTCTTCGACAGAATTTACCTCAAATTCTGCCTTTGTTACAACTTTATCACGATCTGTGTCTGTAGAGTCAACTTGAGACAAATAGGCCATCACTATAAGACTTAAAGACTTATGATAAATAAGTTCGTCCACATCGGATTCATCTGCTGTTACTACAGACCCCATCCAAGAAACCCAAACTGTAATATCCTCATCATCTATATTCTTAACTGTCATATAGCCGCGTATTGGCGTTTTTCTCAAGAATGTTTCGAATAATAAATCTCTATCCTCCAACACTCTATTTCTATGCCATGTATCAAGCGAATATTGAATCCGATAAGCGATTCCTTTTTGTCTCATTATCATTTCTGGAATCGTCGGAACACTATCTAAAGACAACTCCTCTTCATCATCGTCATCACAATGCTGCATATCCCTAAAATCAGGAACCATATTAATGAATCTTACTGATATTGAGGGGAATGTCCTCTCCGATACTTCTTCTGGATTTGGTGTCTCTATGAACACCTCTACAGGAGTTAAAACCGCTGGATCTCCAACAGGTATTACTATTCCGGAATACCTGGAGATAAACCCGTCGTCTAAAAACTCCAGTGTGGTAGCCATCGTAGTTGTCATCTGTGTCTTTTCCTTCTACTTCCTTTAAGAATAACTCTCGAAATGGCATCAAGAGAAGCAAGTCTTCTAAACTCTTCTGTCTCTTGAATCTCCATGACAACTACTCTCCAAAGAGACCTGAAAGGAATCTTCGTTGTTCCGTATTCTTGCCAAAAAGCTATCTGATCATACGTGACACCCGAATTCTCATTTGTTCCAGACGGATACACTAAAAGAGTAGCTTGCGACTTTCCAGTATATGCCGTCTCTAATCGAATGCCATCGTAATACTTTCCAGTCTCTATAAATATTACATCATGTCCCTTAAGTGAAACAGTAACCTCTGATAATTTCTTCCATGGAAGATCCTGTTCAATAATATGCGTCTTTAAGAGTTCCTCTACTTTCTGTCCGACCTTAACAAAATCTTCCATACACGCTTGAAAAAATTCTTCGTTTGTAAGCGCCGCCATTCCAGCGAAGAAAGCATCCCAATCACCTACAAATCTAACATTATCCTCATTCATGGAGCAGCGTGACCTTGGATAGTACATCCAAGGGCAACTGTAATCAGAAAATGAGTAGAAACTTGACCAGTAGCTTTGACCTTTTCGATTTTAAAGCGTCTCTCGAACCAAGACATCTCGCCGTCAGTAGAAAGCCATTCACCCTCGGCAGCAGCTGGAAAGCGCCTCTTCAATTCCAACCTGGAGAACAGGAACGCGACATCGTACCGCTCGTTGTTTCCTATTACGGAAATCAAATCCGGTGTCGGATTATTTATGGCTCTTCCTCTTATTGTAATTGGAGAGCCGAATGTTTTCGTTCTCTGTTTGTATCTATCGACGACGCTGCTTAGGTAAGGGTAATACTGAATAGCGGTAGTTCTAAACTGGTCTGTTAGCAGCTCATCTACCCGCGTCTCAATGGCTGATTCTACTGCGCTCATGACACCGTTGACGACACGATATTACTGTTTGCTGATAGTTCGTTTCTATCTACCGTTTTTAACCGATAGTAGTACGTCCCTACTACCAAATCCTCATCTGTATACTCCACAGTGTGATTATCAACGATGGACGTAATCAACACTTCGTCGAACATTGTAGCCAACGCGCCTCTGTAAATATCGTACCGAGAAAATGTCTCGTCATACAGAGGAGTCCAAGCCAAATCGACGTTGTTCCCGTCCACATCTTCCGACAAAACAACCGCATCGGGTCCATCGTCCAGGACTCTTCGTTTCCAACCGCCAGTTGTCAAAGAAATCTTCTTTACAATTCCGGTTTGAACTTCAGCAACAATGGCTTGTCCGCCTTGCTGCTTAATCTCGCCGTCGTATTCGTCCTGGAGGTCTCTCGCTAACTTTAGCCAGACATCTGCCGTAGACTCCGACGCACTAACAGGATATTCGACGTGTAAATCAGGAACCTCTACGCGGGTGAAATCTGGAACGTTACCCGATGACCCTGATTCCTCGTTTTCTAACGATTGAGACGCCCTCATATGGCACATCTCAATTGTAGCTAGCTTCACTATCAGAAAAACTCTATTAGCTGGAACGTCTGCTACAGCCGCATAGGTTGTTCCGAAGTCCGTATTCAGTTTTTGGAGAGCGAATTCGATAGCGTCTTCGTAGTAGCCATCTTCAAAAAGACGATCTTCTCCGAAATCAGCTACGCGCCTACGTACTTTATCAATGATTTGGGATAGTGTTGCCACACTCTATTACTCCACAAGTCCATGAGCCCGTAAATGAGCAATCACGGCTTTGTCGTCAGTAATCGTCTTTCCAGCTCTCAGATCAACCCACTTCCCAACAAATTTCTTGCAGGTTTTCGTAGCCTTCGCTGTGGCTAATTTATCCACGACTTCGGCTGTATACGCGATACGAACGTCCTTCTTCGGCTCTTTCTTAATCTCTGGAATGACCTTCGGAGCATTCAGCACGATTTCTCGTTGAGGTTCTTGGTACTCCTCCACCATATCATCCGTGATTTCCTCTGGAAGGGGTTCGTTCTCTTTTGGAGTTTCATATTTGTCGGCTTCAACCACACCCTGCGTCAATGTAAGCGACTTCTTTTTCTTGTAGACCATGTTGTCTCCTTTAGAGAAAACCCCCGGAGAAGAGATGTTTCACCCTTCTCCGAGGGCCGCCCTATAACGAATCAGACGCTCTGCAACCGAATGACGAAATCGTCTTCGAGAATGCCCGTACCCATGATCCCGTACCATGCGAGAGAGTGACGACGACCGAAGTCCTTCACGCCGTCATCGCGCATCTCAACCGGCAATGCTGTAGCTTTGCCGTAGGCGCTATCTGCGAACAGAATCGACTCGTACACGTTCGCGGCAGTACCGCCGACTGCCGACCCTACGAAAGCAGCAAGATAGCCAGGGTCGCTCGTGCCAGCGGCGCCGTTTCTCGTGTGAGTCGTTCCGACGAAGATCACGTCTTCCCAACGTCCGAGTTCGCCGTTGAACAGCGCACGGGTCTGGTTGTAGTTCTGTGCGGCAACCCAATCCGGGTCACGCTTCAGATACGCAGCCTGATGCGGGTGAATGAAGCAGACGTAGAAATCGCCGTTGAACT